CGGGACAGTTCCCCCCTCTTGCATCATCATTGGTCCTGGATTTGACTCTTTCAATTCCTCCGATCTTTGAAGGCTTGCAAGCATCTGTTCGTCTAAAGTCATATTCATGGCGTGTTTACCGTTACAGTTCCCAAGCCGGATGTGATTACCTGACCAGCTGGATAGGTCTGGTGGGAATACAAGTCTCGCAGCGCATTTCCATCAAAAGCCTGGTGTATTTGGTTAGTTGAGTTAAAGATTATAGCACCCGTTGCAAACTGAAGTGTACTAATTTGTGCGGCGTTAAAATGCGGCGATATTGTAATATCAATGGCGCCGAGGTTTAGCTCAAGCACTCGGACTAATCGGTTAAATGTATCTATGTCTACATCGTCGCCAAAACCGCCAGAAGCTAATGGCAGCCTAGTCTCCAGCAGCTTGCTCATGCCCTTCTACCACTTGGTTGAATTGCAATCCTGGTAGAGCCCAGCCTCCACTTATATCCTAGCTGGTCGCTAATGTTTCCATCGTCGTCTGACTCAAACCGGAATACAAGCTGCCTGGCTCTGCTCCTTACGCCGCTTAATGTAGAGGTTTCAGTCACCTTAGTCGTGGAGTCAGTTGTCAATGATTGCCCTGGGAAATCTCGTCTCTTCAGGACAATGTTCATTGCAGGACTGTTGCTCTGGGTGCCATCTTTTATAAAGGCAACATCTGGAATGATCTGCTTAACAAAGGAGAAGCTATCTCCATCGCCAATAGCCATATCACCTGACTCAATGAATACATTGGTCATGGCAGCCTTGTTATCGTTAAATCCAGTCTCGTGATTGTAGATAAGGCTCTGCCCAGACTCTTGCGCTGCAGATATAGGGAGATCCTCAATACCGGCATCCAGCCAGGAGTATCTAACCAATGAGCCAATTGACCAGGTATTCTCTTCATAGTTGTAGATGACATACCGGCTAATCTCGCCAGTGCCATCTTCCTTAGAGGGATAGTAGAACCACATCTCACCAAACTCTGAGTTAAGACCCATGTGGCATTTGAATGCCTGGCTTAAATCAAGATCCTCAAATACATACTCCTGCACGCTGCACGGTAGTTTCTTTACCGCACCTGTGTAGAGATAGAAACCTGTCTTGGACGCAAAATACACACCGTTGGACGCATTTACTGCAGCCTTGGGTCCAATAAGACCAGCGCCTTCATTGACCAGGTTGACAGCAAACGTCAGCGGCGGTCCAATAAAGTTCATGCTGTATAGGCTGGTATCGGTCCATATTAGAATTTCTTGCCTAGACTTTAGGCCGCCCACAATAAAGGAACCGGAGCTTAATCGTACATCACCTGCTGAGTTAGTGGCTAGAGCCTCAAACTCCAATTCAAATTCTGCATCACTAAAGGATACAAGCATGGGATCAATAATGCCGGTACGCACACCACTTGCATCCAGTCCGTCAGAGCCTAATACGACAAGGTGCCTGTCAGTCTCTGAGGTAATAACCTGGAGGGCAACCGTCGGGACCTGGTTAGCACCGGAGAGGGTAGATAGCTCTTTAGCCACTACCGATACACCATCGTTTTCTTTCCAGCGGTAAATGCCTGCACCGCGAGGGTTGATGATTAAGTTCTCACCAAAGTTGTCATGGGTCCAAAGACGCAGCTGATTAACTGCTGAAATTGCACTGGCCGATCCAAACGTACCTGCACCCCAGGTATTTACACCCCAACCGGTACTAGTTACATAAGTATCTAGGCCCACATTTATCTGGTATGTGCCTACAGTGCTCCCGCCGCTATTGCCGGAATCGCTGCTGTTAGCAGTAACAGTATTGCCGCTAGTGTCTTTTGCTGTGATCGTATAAGTGTTTGTGCCTGTAACTAAAAGGATCTGATACTCTTGATTCAATACTGCAGCCGTTACAAGGCCGCCAAGAGTTGCTGCTCCGCTAAAGGTAACAAAGTCATTAGTCACCGCACCATGTGCAGTGTCTGTAATAGTAAGGGTGGAAGAGCCATTAGCCGCAGAAAAGGTTACATCGCCAGCACTGGTTACAAGTCTTACGGGGGTTACGTCATTGTAAGCGTCACCCTCTTCAACGTAATACTTGAAGGTAGTTCCTATACCTAAGAACCTGGTGCCACCCAGAGAGATCCAGCTGTGCATGGCACGGCCAAGACCTAAGTAGTATTGAGTGCCCAGTTGAAGCCAGCCACCTATCTTCTCAGCGCGGGCCTTTCTAAAACGCACAAGATTGCCGTCAACCCAGCCGCCCTGGGCGCTGTAATCGGTGGCTTCTTTGTTAATGCCAGGCTGAAATTCTATCTTTGATAGCGGCATCAGCTATCACGCTAATCTTATAATCGCGCCCGAAGCTGTTGGCGTTGGAAATACAATAGTGAAGTCGCCAGCAGTTGAAGTCTTGTCTCCGCCAAAGTCAATCGCACAAACAGATTTATCTGAATTCGTGTCGTTATAAATTAAGCAACCGCGAGCGGTTATTGTAACATTAGAGAAGGTCAAGTCATTGAAGTCACACACGGCAGTGGTGCTGGCTAGAACAGGTGTTACATTTGTTAGCGCAGATCCTGTTGCTGAGTAGTTAGTTCCACTTGTTTCATTAGAGCTTGTGTACGCCGTTGTGCCTGCGCCTAAGCTTGCAGAGGAAGTGTATAGCGCCAGCTTGAAGCTGTTAGCACCATTTGTAAAGTTGTGCGTTCCAACCAAGAGCTCTTGCTTGAAAGAATTACATATTGCTGAAGTTATAGCCATTGTCACAGCTCCTTAATAAATTTGGCAACGTCACTATGCCCAATTTCTTTTAGTTTATGGGACACTGTAACACGGTCAGAAGCAATTGCGCTTCTCATACCTGCCAATATTACATTATAAACCGCCGCTCTGAAAGCCAACGCTTGTTCTTTAATATGCGGGGCTGCTTGTTCTGATATCCCACAAATTTTATTTGTAGCTTGTTCAGCCCAAAACTCTGGATCATGGCCACCGCTATTTGTGGTTGAAACCATTACCTGCCCCAAGCCAAAGTCAATATTGTCTTTCATCATATCTAAGTAACACCCGTTCTTAGTAAGTCATACCTGTACTCATCCCTGGTCTCTCGGCCTTCGCTCAAGTTCTTCATGCGAGTAAGGGCTTCTTTAAACCTAGTTTCAAAGGTGGCAACCACATCTGGAGCTTCTTTAAGAAACACCGCAGCCTCAACTAATGTGCCGTACAACAAAGCATCGCTATATTTCGTAGACAGTATAGTGGTTCCTGAATCAGCGCCTGCAGTCAACGAGGCGGGCTTATACAAGTAATGCAGCTCTACAGTGTAAGCTTCGTCTGGCACCGGCGATATCTCAAATGCGCTATTGTCAAACAGACTGTAATACCTGGGCTTTCCAGTAACAGTAGAGTCAGGGCTGAATTCTTTTATAAATGAGGGGTGCTTAAACGACAGATAAGAATATATGTTTGATTTAATAACCGCCACAGAAAAGGGTGCATGAAAATCTGAGGGCGTAGATAAGAACCGGTTGCCCTGGGTTGTGACTCCCTGGACGTTCCTGCGCTGTTCTGGCAGCTGAACCATAGAGAATATACGATCCTCTGATTCCCTAATGAATTCGTCTAGGCTGCTGTTAAACGTGGTCTCATTTACCTGCAAATACTCTTGCACCGTAGATTTTAAAGTCGCTAATGTAAAGCTCATGTTGTAGTTACCTCCACAGATCCTACACTAGCACCTATTGCAAATGTTTGCAAAGTTGTGCCTAAAATACCATCACCAACGCTTGCGTACATGGTGAATACGGTGTTGTCATTTCCATCTGAAGATGGGTCTGGTCTTGGGTCCTTCAATGCCTGCGGATCTATAGGCGTAGGCTTTGGCATGAGCTGCGGTTCTTTAGGGGACCATTGATCCGGTCCTACTAAAAGACCGTCCCAGGTCTTCTTCATATCCTTTAGGCGATAACGAAACCCTGTAATATCACAGATTCCATATGCTCTTTTGTTTGATGCAAAAGCCATTTATTTGCCTTTTTTCCTGTAGTTTCTGCTTCTATTCTTGCTTCTTGACTCAAGCCTGTACCCATCTTTGTTTGTACCTCCCTTAGACAATGCCTTGTTGTGCGAAATATCTTTTTTCTCTCTTTTGTCAGCAATGCCGTTTTTATTCCTGTCTCCACCATTTTTCTTTGCTTTGGCATCAACCGCTCTTCGAGCCCTTTGGCGCTCCATTCTTGCTTCGTGCGCCGGAGACCCTACAGGGGGATTAAATTGTTTTTTTCTTTTAGTGAACATCAGGCAATGTTATATCCGCGTAAATCGGGTGCAATTCTAAATGACGCCCGCTCTTCATCTTGCGACAATGCTCTTTGAAACTCTTCTTCATACATCTGCTTTAGCATGCCAACTTTCTCCGGTGCCTTCTTTAGCGCCAGGTAATAAGCTAGTCCTGCTGCCAGGCAGGGATAGAAACGAAAAGGCAGGTCCATAGTGTTAGCACCAGCGCCAGCATCGTCCATCCTGGTAAGAGCATTACAGTACAACGTATAGGTGCTGTTCTTGTCAGGTGAAGGCCAAACGGTAATAGTAGGACTAAGGGCTTTATTAATATAAAACTGGTTAGGCTTACCGGTAGTTGTCTTGGTAGCCAGGTGTGAATACTCAGCCCTGGACATCCTGCTTAACGGAACGTCAGTTGCTCTACCGCCAATAGTCTCTCTCACAAAAACATCTAAGACATCAATAGTCGCTGTAGGATTTACGGCGTCTACATTGTACTCAACGCTCCCCAGAACCATAGGGATTGCCTTCTGGGCAACCGTCCACTGATTTAACCCTCTGTTGGCCCATTCTGCCAACATCAGGTTTAGAGAGCGATTAGCGGACTTGAGATCATAACCAGTACGCAGCTCAAGGCCGCATCGCTCGAATGCTTCCTCAACGTATTCAGCTACATCTAGCTCAAATGTCTTAGTTCCGCTAACAGCCATTAGGGTCTCCGCAGCTTATTACTAATGTTTGGCATACCGCCGCCTTTCATACCCATAGGCTGCATAGCGCCGCCATTCATTTTACCTTGAACACGGCCAAACAAACCGCAGTTATTGTTTTTAGGTCCGCCTCTGCTTTTAGCTGCAGAACCACCGTCTTTGTAACCAGGCATACTTTTCTTATTCATTATCTTCTTCCTCTTTTAGCTTTTCGTCTATCGGTTATTTTTCCGCGAGGCACAGCCTTTTTCTTTGGCTTCACGGGGTCTACTATTACTTTAGGCTTAGGTCCAGCTATAACTTTAGGCGCGGATTTAGGCATGGTTTTAGGCTTAGGCGCTGCAGAACCCTGCTTACTCAGCGTGCGCCCAAATTCCTGCTGAAATTCTTCAGGACTGTACCGAGTGATAGCCGTGTCACCTGTCAAACCAAAGGCCGAAGAATCTCGCACATACTCGTTTGTTGCAGGATCATAACTATAACTAGGCATTACCGCCTGGCCGTCTGATCCTACCTGGGCGTTCTGCGTAGCCATCTGATTCATAAAGTCAACATTAGACTGGAAGTCACCGGATGGGGCAGGTGCAGGTGCTGGCATTACTCTTGGGTTATCTACCCTAGGGGCTGGTCCTGGACGAGGCACTGGTCCGCCACCTAAACCAGGATCACTAAATAGCGAGCTAGGGTCTATCTGCGGCTTAGGTGTACCGCCTTGCAAAGCGTCAATACGAGCTCTAATAGCATCTTTGTCCATTCCGCCCAGGTCACGATTAACAATACCTTCTCTGCTTTTTTGCACAGTCCTATCAGTAGGCGCCACAAAACCAGGGGCGGTAGCTCCTCCTTCGTTTCCTATGCCTGCGCCATCGCCTAAACTAAGACCTTCAATCTGCGCTCTAAGAGCTGCAGGATCAAAGCCGCCAAAGCGTCCACTAAAGTCACCTAGCTGTCCTTGCATGGCATCAATACGAGATTGCAAGTCTGGGTCCACTGCTGGTGTGTCTGCAATAGTTGCAGCATTAGCAGCAGACGCAGCCTGTGCTGCAGCAATGTTAGCCTGTATTGCTGCGGGATCAAAGTTACCAAAGCGTCCATTAAAGTCGCCAAACTGGCCTTCCATTGCAGCAAGACGCGCCTGTAGGTCAGCCTGTCTCTGATTCTCAGCTTCTTTAGCAATCCGCAAAGATTCTGCTTCTGCATCAGCCTGTGTTGCAGCAGCAGCATCGGCAGCTTCTTTTTGTGCAGCGGCAGCCGCGGCAGTTTCCGCAGCTTGAGCAGCGGCTGCTTCTGCAGCAACCCTGTCAGTCTCTGCTTGAGCAGCAATAGCTTTCTCTGCAGCAATTCTTTCTTGTTCAGCTTTAGCTGCTGCAGCTTCTTCTGCAGTGGTAGCATCAAGTGCAGCCTGGGCTGCTGCAGCTTCGTCTGCTGCAAGCTTATCCTGTTGTGCCTTGGCAGCAGCGGCTGCTGCGGCGTTTGCCTCATCTCTAACAGGCTGCTGTCTTCTCATTGCAGCAAAAGGATCATCCTTTGCTCGAAACGCAAACATTGGATCGTCAGTCCTAGGACCACGATCAAAAACCGGGCGATTCATTAGATAGTCGGCTTGCGCTGCATACGGGCTTGGGGCGTTACGGTATTGATCTTGATAAGCATTAGCCAGTAGACGGTTATAGTCATTCTTATCAGGCGTATCAAAAAGAGACCCAGCACCTGGTGGGCGCGGTGGCATTCTTTGGTCCGGCTGCCCAGGCATTATTCCTGGCCGAGCAACGATACTGCCAAGTGGCGGACTTACCGGCTCACCCACATCCATACGAGGAGGTTGTGGTAATCCTGGTGGCTTGACTGGCTGAAGTCTGTCAAAAAGACCCCCACCTGGCAGAGGCTGGGGCTGAGGAAATCTCTGCTCTGGGTAGCCCATGACAGGACCGCCTGGCATAGGAGCTGGACCGCCAGTAGCCTCATCACGATCATCGATGCCATTGCCGTTACGATCTCGAAACTCCATAGTCCGCATTTGCGGCATTTCCATGTTGGTTCCTTTTAGGG